GGGAGGAGCAGGGCGCCCCTCCCGGCCGCGAGGATTACCGCGGGCAGCAGGAGCCATGTCTGCACGGGCAGATGGAGCCGGAGGAACTGGACTGCGGCGATACTTGGGACGGACATGAATCCTGCCTGTATGGCTGGAAGGACGGCCGGGCGCACCTGTGGTGCTCCGACCGGAAGCAGACCACGGTTCTGGAATACGACCGGCCGACCAAAAGCAAAGAGCACCCAACCATGAAGCCGGTGCGGCTGTTTGCCTATCAGGTAGCCAATTCCACGCTGCGGGAAGCCGTGGTGCTGGATCTGTTCGCCGGGAGCGGCACCACAGCGATTGCGTGCGAGCAGCTGGGGCGCGTGGCCTATCTGATGGAATCTGATCCCCGCTTTGTGGATGTGATCATTCAGCGCTGGGAGGCGTTCACCGGGGGAAAGGCGGTACTGCTGGATGCCGCCTAAGCGCCAGCCGGTGGCGTCACTTCGGGCAAAAGGCAGCCGACACTATACCAAAGCCCAGCTGGAAGAGCGGGAGGCCCTGGAGATCAAAGCACCGCCTGCCATTGAGCTGAACCCGCCGTCCTATCTTCCGGCATCCCTGGCGAAGAAGTTTCGGGAGCTGGCTCCCGTGCTGATCAGAATGGGTGTTCTGACGGTCCTGGATGCCGACGGGCTCGCCAGGTACTTACTGGCCGAACAAAATTACCTTCGGGCCACCAGTCGGCTGACATCGGCCATGAATGCCGGGAATACGGATGAATCTCAAAAGTGGGCGGCAATTCAGGACCGGTTTTTCCGGCAGTGCCGGTCGGCGGGGTCCGATCTGGGGTTGACGGTATCCAGCCGGTGCAGTTTGGAGCTGCCTTCCGGGAGTGCGGCGAGGGAGGCTTCCGGAGAGGAGGCGGAGCTTTTTGGCGACAACTAAAAGCGTCCGCAGACAGAGCGGACTACACCATCCCGCTGCGGTCTACGCCAAGCAGGTGGTACGGGGGCGGCTGCGGGAACAGTGCTGTAAATATGAGATTCTGGCGTGCCAGCGGCATCTAGACGATTTGAAACGGCAGGGGACAGAAGATTTCCCCTATGTGTTTGACACCACCCGGGCGGATCGGATCATCCACTGGTTCGGGCAGTGTCTACAGATCCGGGGTGTGGACGCCGGAAAGCCCATCCGCCTGGAGCCCTGGCAGGTCTTTGACCTTGGCTGCACCTATGGCTGGGTCCACAAGGACACCGGAGCGAGGCGGTTTTCCCACACCTACAATAAGCGGGCACGGGGTAATTACAAGTCCACGGAGAAGTCCGGGCAGGGCCTTTACCATATGTGCGGCGATGCCCTCTATCCGCCTTATCAACCGGATCTGGCCGTCTATGAGCAGGAACCGGAGGTGGAGTGCGCGGCGGTGGACCGGTCGCAGGCCATGCGTGTTCTGGGCGACGCCAAGAAAATCGGCCGTGCCAGTCCCAACATTGCAAAGCGTCTGATCATTCCCCGCTCCAATCCCATTGTCCACCGCACCCGGGGCGGTTACATGCGGGCACTGTCCAAGGATACAAAAAATAAAGACTCCGGCGCGCCCACCTATTTCGTGGTGGACGAATACCACGCCCATCCCAATTCCGAGATCTACGACCTGGGTACCAACTCCTTCGGTAAGCGTGCCCAGAGTCTGCTGGATGTGATTACCACCGCCGGAGACGACGCGGGCAGCAAGCCCTGTTATCAGGAGGAGCTGTACGCCAAGCGGGTGCTGGAAGACCCGTCCGTCATCGACGAGAGCTATTTTATGATGATCCGGGAGCTGGACGCAGAGGACAATCCCCACGACGAGGCGGTCTGGCTGAAGTCCAACCCGTGTCTCCGATATCCCAGCGCGTACAGCGCCATCCTGCTCAAGCAGATTCAGGACGAGCACAACACCGCTTATTCCTCCAAGGACCCGGACAAAATCCGGAAGTTCCTGACGCGGCGGATGTGCCTATGGCAGACCGGCAGCGTGAACCATTACTTAGATGAGCACTGCATGGAGCTGGCGCGGCTTGCCATGGTCCCAAAGGAAGACTTTGCTGCCCTGACCGATGGAAGACACGGCCACTGCGGATTCGATCTGGGAAAGCGCATCGACCTGAGTGGCTCGGCGGCAGTCTTTGATCTAGACGACGGGCGCATCGCCTTTCGGATGCACGGCTTTATGCCGGAGGAGGGAGCGGAGCGCCATGAGAAAACAGACCGGGTTCCTTACAAGGCTTGGGCGCAAGACGGTTATTGCACACTGACGCCCGGCGGTGTAACGGATAACAGTTACGTATACAACTGGATTTGCGAGGGCGAGCGGGATCACAACTGGCAAGTGGATGAGGTGGACTATGATGGCCACAACGCCACAGACCTCGCCATCCGGATGAACGAGGATCGGGGCCGGGACGATTTCTGCATCCCCATTGCGCAAACCTGCGCCGGGCAGAATCTGGCGGTGAAGACATTCCGGGAACTGCTGCTGCAGGGCAAGGTGGTCATTGAGGAAAATCCGCTGGTCATCTGGTGCCTGCAGAACGCCATCGAAATCAAGAACAACTATGAGGACATTAAACTAAGCAAGCGCCACAAGGACGATACGGAGCGCATTGACCCCGTGGCCGCTGCCATGAATGCACTGGCTCGGCTGCTGGTGAAGCGGACGGATAAGCCGGACCTGACGGATATCATCGACAGCGGAAAATTTGCAATGTAAGAGTGTGCCAGAATCGGGCACGGAAGGAGGCGGCCGTGAAGAAACAGAAATGGAGAGTAGTTGACGCCCTGTACTGGCTGGGTGGCGGACTGGTGGCGGTAGGCGTGGGCCTGTGGGTCCTCCCCGCAGCGGGGATGATCGTGGCGGGCGGTTTCTGCCTGCTGGGCTCATACCTCAGCGACAGCGGGCTGCGACCGAGGAAGGGCGGTGACGGCACGGCATGATCTCGTTTGCAAGACTGACACGGAAAAGTCTAACGGCGGAGCAGGAGGCTGTTACCTGGGAATCCTCCTCCGGGTGGCCCGGACACGGGCAGAGCAGCCGGGACCGCCCTATGCGGGGATCGGAGGCGTTGAAGATCTCCGCCTTTTACCGAGCGGTGGATCTCCGGTCTGATTCCATCGGGCGGCTTCCGGTGTTGGTGAAGGACCTGAATATCCGGCGTGAGGTGACTGGTCACTATCTGGGGCCGGTTCTCTGGGAAAAACCCAACGAGGCGATGGGGCCATTTGTGTATAAAAAGCTGGTGGAATACCAGCGGCTGGTGCTTGGCAATGCCTATGTTTGGATCTACCGCGACCGCAACGGCCGCCCGGCGGAGCTGCTGCCATTGCCGCCCGGAACCTGCAAGCCTTATATCCAGCCTGGCAGCGGAAAGCTGTGGTACATCGCACAGGACCCGAAAACCAACGATCTTTACCGACTGCACCCCGAAGACATTTTGCACTATAAGGGGTTTTCAACCAACGGCATTGAGGGTAGAAGCCTGCTGGGGCAGGCGGCGCGGACTCTGGATGTGGCGGTCTGCCGGGACATCTACGAACAGGACATCTACCGCAATGGCGGGCGACCCTCCGGTGTACTCTCGACCACCACAGACCTCTCCTCAAAGCCCGACAAGGTTTTGGCGGATGGGGAAAAAGTTTCCTACCGGGATATTGTCCGGCGGGAGTGGGAGCACATCCACAGCGGCCCGGGAAACGCTATGCGCACCGCCGTGCTGGACAACAGCCTGACCTATACCCCGATCTCTATGTCCAACTCCGACGCTCAGTTTGTGGAAAACAAGGCAGTGTCGGTGGCGGACATTGCTCGTTTTACCGGCGTTCCGCTCTATCTGCTGTACTCCGGAAAGGAGTCCTTTGAGAGCAACAGTGCTAACGGCGTGGAGTACGTCAAATACACCATCCAGCCTGCGGTGACCCAGTATGAGGAAGAGGACAGCCGGAAACTGCTGACCATGTCAGAGCGGGCGCGGGGCCTGTGGGTCTGCCGGAACATGATGGCAGAGCTGCGGGGTGACACCGCCAGCCGCAAAGAGTGGTACAGAACCATGCGGGAACTGGGGGCCTACTCGGTCAACGACATTCTCAGAAAGGAAGATGAGCCGGACGTGCCCGGCGGAGACGCCCGGGAGGCCAGCTTGAACTTTGTACCGCTGGAAGACTGGCCGGAGCTGAGCCGAAAGCGGGCGGCCTCCGGAAAGAAGGAGGAGAAACAAAACGATGAAGGAACCTGATTTTCAGAAGTTCGGCCTGGTGGAAAAAAAGGAAGCAGCACCGGAGGACATGACCCGCATCAACCGCCAGTCGCTGGTTGCATTAAAGGCGGAAGACGTGTTTACCTTCCGGATCGCGGCCTGCGATGATCAGCCGGATCGGGATAACGAGCAGTTTACATTGGCGTGCCTGCAGGGCCTCGCCAAGCTGTATGTGGGCAAGACTGTAATCATGGATCACAATTGGTCCGCCTCCTGCCAGACTGCCCGGGTCTATGACGCGGCGGTAGAGCAGTCCGGAAAAGCAAACCGGCTGGTGCTGTGTGCCTACATGCTGCGCAATGACGCCACGGCCCCGGTGATCGCCTCGATTGAGGGCGGTATCCTGCGGGAGGTATCCGTGGGCTGCCGGACGGCAAAGGCCACCTGCAACATCTGCGGAACAAACAAACGGGAAAAATGGTGCGAGCACGTGCCCGGCGGCGATTACAACGGCGTCAAGTGCATCGTACAGCTGGAAAAACCCACGGATGCCTATGAGGTGTCTTTCTGCGCTGTTCCGTCACAACCAGCAGCTGGCGTGGTAAAAGCATATGGCGGCGAGAGTAACAAGCCCGTGCCGCCAGACCCGGCAAATGATCCGGAAACCCAAAAGGCTCTGGCGCTGATCGCGCTGGAGGAAAAACGATTTTGAAAGGAGCACATCATGACACTGAAAGAAAAACTGTATGACCTGAAAAATCAGCGCAAGACCCTGTTGGATACGGCAAAGGCACTGGCCCTTGAGGGCAAGCACGAGGACGCCGATTACAAGGCCAAGATGGCCGAGGTTGACAAGATCAACGGACAGATCGAGGCGGTGGAAGCCCTGATCGCGCAGGAGGAAAAGGCGTTTGCGATCCCGCAGGATGATCCCACCCAGAAGGCCATGAAGGATCTTGCGGGTCAGACGGCCGCTGTACCTAGTGTGGACGGACCTGTCCCGAAAGACTCCGTGAAGGCATTCGCGGACGCGGCCCGGAACGGTTTTGGCGTGACCAAAGCGGCGGGCGACATGGGCCAGGAGGGCGTGGATGCCGATGGCGGCTATACCGTGCCGGAGGATATTGTGACCCGCGTGGAGACGTACCGTCAGAGCAAAGCCAATCTCCGAGCGCTGGTGGGCGTGGAGCCTGTATCTACTAACAAGGGCCGCCGGACGTTTAAGACCCGCAGCCAGCAGACAGGCTTTGCCAAGGTCAGCGAGGGCGGCAAAATCGCTAAAAAGGCAGGCCCGCAGTTCTCCGTGCTGAACTATGCAATTAGCAAATATGCCGGGTTTTTACCGGTGACCAACGAACTGCTGGAGGATTCCGATGAAAATATCACGCAGGTGCTGACCGAGTGGATCGGTGACGAGGCCCGCGTGACGGATAACACGCTGATCCTGGCGGCCATCCATCTGAAAGCTCAGGTTGCCATTGACGGCATCGACGGCCTGAAAAAGGCTGTGTTGGTGGATCTGGACAGCGCGTTCCGCTCCACCACCAAGATCACTACCAATGCAAACGGCGTTTACTGGCTGTCCACGCAGAAGGACACCACCGGACGGGATCTGCTGACGCCTGTTCCCAGCGAGCCGGGGAAGATGCAGCTGGCCTGTGGTGCGGTGGTGATCCCGGTGGAGGAACTGCCCAACGCGGATCTGCCCAACGATGACACGAAAATCCCCTTTATCGTGGGCGACCTGAAGGAGGGCATCCGCCTGTTCGACCGCAAGCAGCTGACCGTTTCCTCCTCCGATGTTGCCGTGGCAGGAGATTTCAACGCCTTTGAGCAGGATATGACCCTGACCAAGGCTCTGCTGCGGGAGGATGTGCAGCAGCGGGATGCCAGCGCGTACATTAACGGCTACATCGACACGGCTGAGGCTGCCGGTTAAGGGGGCGCGTGATGGACAAGAAACCGACTGATGCGGCGGCTGAGGCTGCCACAACTCAGAGCGCAGATGCAGCGGCAGAATCCGCTGCGCAAATGACGGAAGCGAACGCCCCGGCGGAAAGCGCGGGGAATGCAGATTGGGAAGCGGCGGAGGCACGAGCGGTGGATGCTGAGCAAGCGCGGGCTGATGCGGAAAGCCGTGCTGTGGCGGCAGAAACGGCACTGAAAGCGGCACAGGATGCTGCCACAGCTCCTAACGCTTATGCGGACTATGAGGAGCTGCCCG